GTGGTGAGTACGGTGGATGCACGATACGAACGAATCCGCATACATTTCGAAGCCGCCATTCGAGCATGAGCCGCAATTATTTCAAAATCGGCATTAGAACTTGCCTTATTGCCTAATTGAAAAGTTGGTGCATGTCGTTCTGTTCGATATGCTGTGAACTCATGGTCGTTTTGGATGCCTTCCGGCGCATCATTGCCGTCTGCCCACATCCAGTCCGACAAAGTGACTACGCGGGCTTGTTCTTCCTCGTCAATCGAAAGGTAATAGCCCGTGTCTTTGGATACTGGAACCAATTTAGAGTATTGATTCAGGGCAAAGGATGAGGGGTTTCTTGAAAATTCTACTTGTACAAGTCCAGTCGCTTCACTAAACGTAGGTACGTATGTGTTCGCTGAACCGGGTGCTACTTCTGCCATTTTATTATCTCGCTATCTTAAGAGTGTTTCTTATTTATTATGAAAGTGCATGTCGTTCGGTTTGCGGTCGCCAAAGCATACGGATTATTTCTCCACTTGCTCCCGACTCTAGTGCTATGCCGCAACTCTGTCGATTGGTTGTACCTGATGTGGTTTCTGCTACTGCTTTGCCATCGGCATCGCTTTCGATTCCACCACCACGAGTAATACTGCCACCGCATTCAACCATTACGATTGAACCCATTTGCAGGGTTGTCTGGTCACCATCTTCTGCGTGGTTTGCTGAATCGAACTGACGAGTGCTTCCTGCAACTACTCCGATAGATAATTCATTAGCATCTGATTCTAAACACTGATTATCTGCGGCTGTTGAAACTTTGACGAATCGGTAGGGTCGAATTGTCCCTCCGGCCTCTAGGTTTGGTTGTATTGATTGTGACATTGTTGTTGATCTCTCTGTTGTTTGGTTATCTGTAAATTAAAGTTTACGAAGTTCTTGTTGGAATACTTTTTGGAATTCTGTTGGTTCCAGATTTTCTTGTGCTATACGAGCAACCGCATTATCTGATGCTGTTTTCTTGTGTTCAGCACTGTAATTAACTTTGGTTCTCTGGCGAGTATTGTCGGTATTGAGCCGCTTGCCCAAGGGTACACGCTTCATGGTTTCTTTCCAAAACTTGATTTTTGCCACTGGGTCTTTGCAAGACATCAATTCTTCCAACATGGTTTGCCGATGTTGTTTTACCCGATAACCCGATGCTTGCAACTGGTCAATTAAACGAGAAAACTTTTGCTTATTTACATTGTTTACAAGCATAGCGGCGCGTTTTTTGTATGAATTACGCTGCTTCTTCATCTTTGCATACTTCTTAATAATTGTCGTGCCGTATTTAGTTTTACGAAGTTTGGCAAATTCGCGTTTTATATCTTCGTCCTCATCTTCCTCGTCATGGTCGTAAGATGCTTTTTCGTCATCTTCGTCTGGACATTGATATGTTTCTTCGAGGTCTTCTTCAAGTTCATCGGAATCATATTCCATCTTTTCTTCGTCTGGTTGAAGTTCCTCAAGTTGTGCCTTGAGTTTTGTGACTTCTTCGTTGAGCATGTCGTTTTCTGCGCGATATTTTCGCAGGAGTTCTTTTTCTTCGTGTTCTAGAATGTCTGGCATGACGTATTCCTCTGTTTCGTCCGACCCGCTTGGTACATAAGTGTTGCTGCCGCCGGGAGAAACCATTTCAAAGGTCGCGGGTCGATGGTAAACCTTTTTTAGTCCTTGGCGTGTAAACTTGGTATCCCTCAGTGGTCTGGCTGGTGTTTCTCGTCCCAATAAGGCGACCTCTGATAGATGTCCGTCTTCCCAAATCTCTGCCGAACGCCGAGGGTAGCGATTCGATGCGAGGTATTTTCGGAAGTCAGATTTTGACATTTCTACGTCCCCAACAATGCCAGCACCTTCGTAACTCTCACCTTCTTTACAATTTATTTTTATGGGCTTAGAGTGAATGTTTACGATGTCGCCGATTGATTCTGTCGGGGCGTTTCCATTATCGTCTTGATGCAGCAGAACAAGTTTTGGGTTTGAACCTGCCGCCATGTGCTTGTTGGTTTTTTCAACTATTTCAAAGATTTTCTTTTCGTCTAAATCTTTGATTTCGCTGTCATCATCATCGAATCCGTCTATGTGGCCGACAAACAATTCGAGATCGTGTATCGTTATCTTGTTGCCGTTCTCGCTGATTCGGTGTGATGGAGTTAATCCCATACAGTAATTATGGGAAATGATTGCCAAACGTGTTGTGTTAAACCCCCGCTTGGTCAGTTGTGGTTAATACTGATTCTTTTTGCCCTGTTTTTTGTTCAGTTTTTTAATGGAATCCTCGCTAAATCGCCACTGATGCCCTACTTTTGTACCCTCTATGTCGCCTCGTCTTGCCATTCGGTATATTGTGTTTTCACTTACCAGCAGCATATCTGCTGTTTCTCGAAGCGTATAAAAACTTCTATACTTCATTGAAAAAACCGCCGCGCTTAAATCCCTCATCGGGATATATTCCTGCGGCTACTAAGCCCTCTTGCTCTGGAGAGTTGTGCCGCCTTACAGAAATCATATCTACATTTCCATAATCGTCAAGCCAGCCCTCATCATTTGCCTCATCCCACGAAATCTTAATTAGCGAACCTCGGCAGTTATATCCGTTTGGTGGGCGTAGTTTGAGTCGGTCTATTTCTCCGGGAGTTGTGATATATCCATCCATTTTGGCATGATGCGGTCTACTTCTATCGTCTTTTATTTCTGTAATCATGACAAGCGGGAATAAATCCCTTGCTTCTGGGTCACGCAAAATCGCCATGACACCTTCATTGGCTGCGGTGCTTATATTTGTTCGATAGATGGTTTCGAGTCGCGCATCGGTTAAATTCATCGCTTTTATTAGGTTTGCTTCTTTGATAAACTCTGGAAGTTGCAATTGGTCGTCCGGCATAACGCCTCGTATAGCATCGCCTAATAATTTTTGTATGTTTACTACTACCGAATGGTCTACATCTGAAACCCAAAAGGCATTTTTAAGTGCCGCCTGTACGCCTTTGGATGTAGATTCCATGAACGGAAGGATTCCCGCACGTTCCGCAACTATCAATTCTTCTGCTAGTTCATCTGCGTATGCTTCCATTCGGTCTACCGCACTTCGCAACATAGGAACCCTGCCTTCAAGGTCAGCCAATGCCGCCTCGTTTACGCCTGCTTGAAGTGTTGGCTCCAGATCAAACATTTCAAACATCTCATCGAACGTATCTTTGGCGAATGTGCGCTTGTGGGTTATCTTTGGGTCGTCAGGGTCGAAGTCACCTTTGTTACCTGTTGCGGATTTGATTTGGGTTGGGTCAAATATAATCCATTCGGGAGAATCTCCAACCCTATCTGGACCTGTGTACTTAACCGCATCGTATCCATTTAATTGTGCATTTTTGGCTTCTTCTTGGTTGTCTGTTTCTAGGATGTTTTCTGCTTTTAGATAAACGGCTAGTGTTTGTGGCTTTGGGGTATATTTGGAAACACCCAATCTTTTCGCTACTTCTTTTATGCTATCTGGAAGATATAGAAACTCGCCAAAATCACTAGATTTTTCTTCTTCTGAACCTGCAATCCATTCGGCAATGTCACTTATATCGTTTGAATCCGTAACGCCTTCTTTTTCAAGAGCAATATCTATATCGCTCCATGTACCATGTTTTTCTTCGGCTAATTTCCACGCTTTTGCAAAACCTAGTTCTGTTTGCCACTTTATAAACTCTGCCGTATTTGGCTTACCTGATTTTATCAGTTCATCTATCACTAGGTCTTTATCATAAAACTGATTTATCTGTGAATCAGAATACTGATCTGCGGTATATTCGTCCTCTGAAAAGAATATGCCATCACCCTGAAAATGTTTATTTCTTTCTGTTTTGCTCCTGTCTATATTAAACTCGTCAAAATCTTGATTTGTCCCATGATAAACAACTATCGGCTCACCGCTATCGTCCACTACTTTGCTATCACCGAACCATGACTTGAACTCTGGCGAGGATGTTTGGTGCGATGGTTCGCCCGATTCGGCTTGACCGTCACCGTCACCCGCGCAAGTGTTACCCGGCTGAAAACCGCCCGCACCCTCCTTACCCGCGCCGCAACCTTCCTTGGCGTACAGCATCTTGGTCAATTCACATTCGGGAATATCCTCTGCTGTCTTTGCAGCAGCAATTAACCACGCACTGAATATGGCATCCGCAAGTGATTTGCGAACGCGCTCCCACGCTTCTAAATTGTCGTTTCCTTCGATAGCCGATGCTACGGCTTCGCGGTAATCCTGTCGTATTTGGTCGATACTAGACACAATTTATTATTACCCTATTGCATCATTGAGAGATTTTGGCTCGAAGTACATATCCCGTTCCATTGGCAGACCCATTTTTCCCTTGGTTTGTCCTATCTCCCAGACATTGAAATATCCCATTTCGCCCTCGCCAAATCCCATGTCGGCATGACCGAACGCATCTCCTGTCTTTGGGTCGTATTCTGTGAGATGCCATGTCGCTTGTCCTTGTGGGTCGAAAAACTTTGCGTGTACCGTTGCATCCATTCCCTTGCCATCTTGGGAATAAAGTGGTGGAAGTTTCTTTTCTAGTCCCTTTGGCATAATTTTGTGACCACGCATTCCATCCATTGACCTTGCGGTTTGTTCCATCTTTGATGGCTCGTAATCTTCGCTTGGTACATCTTCCGACCTTGCGGTTTCTTCTGCTCCACCAGAACTATCTACCATATCGTCAAACTTCTCATCTAGCACTTTATTGACATCTTCTACGGGGGCATCAAACAATA